CTGACGTCAAGCTCGCCCCTGCCGGTCTTTGGCAGCAGGAGCAGATCCCCCATCTCCCCGACGACATACTCGTGATTGACGTAGTGCGGCTCGACGAAATACACCCGCGCGCCTGCCGAATGCGCCGTCGGCACGGTATCCAGCACCCCACGAGCGAATGTCATTGTAGAGCCAGAGATGGCAGTGACCATCAACCATTCATCATCGATAATTGCAAAATCTCCAACGGCCACCATGTCGGTATCGATGGGCGAACCTAAGCCAATGGAGATGTCGTCAGCGCCTTGCGGCATGGCCGCAGCCAGCACCGCCGTGGGCGCGAAAGTGCCGCGACCGGCATCCTCCCAGTCCGATCCTGTCCAGCGCATGGCGTGGTAGTCGATGGCGTCCGCGCTCGGACGCGCGCCCAGGGCGGCGACGATGCCCTCGGTGGGGTCGATATCGTTGAGCAGGCTCGGCCACTCGCCAATGACGTCCTTCACGATCTGCCAGTAGGGAACCTCGTAGGCCATCTGCGCCGGGCACGGCGCTGGCGTGCTGATCGGATCCTGCCAGCCGGTCGGCGGCGGGTTGGTGTAGATGGCGTTGGGCAGACCAAAAATATCCTGCACCGCCTCGATGCGCACCTGGCCGTTTGTCAGCTCGCCATAGCTGATGCGCGCCACCCGCATGACCATCTCCGTGATGCCATACGGCGGCCAGGTGAGCTTGAAGACGCTGCCGATGTCGAGGCTGGATGCCTCGCGATTGGCCACCAGCGTCACCTTGGCCAGCGTGCTGGAAAGCTGCTTGAGTTCGCGCATGGCAACACGGTTAGCAAGCTCGCCTTTACTGATCCCTGGATAGCGCACCGTGGTAGCTACAACCCCGCCCTGAAGCTGGATGGCGGCGATGTCCTGAACTGTGATACTGGCGTCCTTATCGGTCTGGCCGTCACGGTATTGGACGGTGACCTGATTGACGATCTCGCCCCACGATGGCCGGGAGAACTCTTCGATGCGCAGCACGTTGGACGGCGAAAGGGTCGGGAGACTGGCTACGGTGTAATCGTCCCTCGCCAGCTTGAGCGTGAATTTCCCGGTGCGCGGATGGACGTAGAGCACGCCATCGATGTGACGGAGGATCGAGAGGATGAAGTCCTCGATCGGCTGCTCCTGATCCCAAAGGATCGACAGCCCGAAGCCTTCCGAGTAGAGCGTATCTGCGGCTGCCGTGAAGCTGGTGTCGTCGATGTCCGCGCCGGGATACCCCATGCCCCAGTCCGCATTGGTCAGGCATTCGCGGATGATGTGGGCCGGGTTTGCGTCTCCGCTGATCTCCGCCTTGGCCGGATACCATGCGCTCGGGATGCGCTTGACGCGAAAGCGCCAAGGCTTGATGTAGGGGTTCATGGCCGAGACCAGCCCGCGCCAGGCCACGGACAAGACACCGCGGAAGGTCGGGATGTTCGTCCCGAGCCTGCTTTGCAGGTAGGCATTCGCCGTCTGGCCCGCGCCGCCAAACATCACGTCCAGCGTTCCATCCACGCCGCCCTCGCGATCTTCGCCGCCGAATAGGTCGCGGCGGCTGATTGTGACACTGCCGTTACCGGTGACGCTGCCAGTCCAAGCCGTTCTCTCGCCGACGATGATCTCTTTCACCTCATCGACCGGCCCATGGCACAGCACCATGTGCATGCCAAGCCCATACCAGTAGCCGACGGTGTATGTCTTCTTGCCTTTCCCTCTGCTCATGCCGTCGCCTCGCGTTCAGCCTCTTCCGCCACACGAATCGCCATCTCGTCACCTGTGGCGCGCAGCCATGAGACAGGCACGCCGAAGGAGACAAACTCTTGCCACGTGCGCTCACGCCCATCAAACCATCTGCGCATGCCACGGGCGCAGTAGCCTAGATTTCTGGCGTGCTCTAGCTTCGCTATCACGTCGCCGCTCATCCTTTCTTGCCCCCGCCAGACTTCCGGATCGGTATGACACGCACATCACCCCACCACACGACATTGGGCTGCGAGAGGACACGCGTGCCGAAGAGCACCGGGATCGGCGCGTCCTGGCTGGCAATCGGGATGTCCTTCTCGCCGATCTGTCCGGGCTGGGCATCCTGCACCTTCGGGCGCGGGGCCAGCAGCGAGGAAAGAACGGTGGTGACGATCCAGGTCAGCAGGTATTCCAACATGCGCGCACCTCACACGATTGCATCGCCGGCGAACGGGTTTTTCTGCGGGATGTAGGGAAACCCGCCGAAGTTGGCCAGATTGTTGAAGCGGTTGAGGCAGGTGGCCGTTGAATGGTCGCACCCGGCGTAAAGACGCACCGAATCCCCGACCGCAAGCGAAGGCATGGGCGCCACCAGCGTGAGATTCACCCCGCTGTGGCCGACGATCATGCGCGCGCCCTCGTCCGTCTGGAGCATGCCGGCCACGAAATAGCCATCTGGCCGGGTTCCCGCCGCGGCCACCTGCACCGTCGTGCCGGAAACCGCCATCACATTGCCATCCACCCGGAAGCTGTCTTTCAGCGCGCCGCAGCCTGCCGAGTAGAGCGCGTGACGGCAGAGCAGCTGATACCTCGCCCGCAGCCCTGGCCGCTTGAGGCTGGTAGCGATTGGCTCGCACTTGAGCACCAGCTCGGAACCGGAGAGTCGCGCGCCGCCAACGCGGCCCTTCCAAAGCACGATGACTTCGTTGGCCGTGTCGGTCACATGGTAGCGGTAGAGGGTGACTGAGACCACGCCCTCCGGCAGGCTGGCGATGAACAGCGCGGCGAGCGCGTTGTCGCGCGTCAGCGTGATGTCCATGCCAGAGCGGTTGATCTCTTTTCCTTGCTCGATGCCTGACCGCCGAATCGGGGCTGGTTCGTAGTTCTCGGATTGATAGACCACCTCCGTCTGCCCGGACGTGAACATCCACTTGTCCAAACCAAGCGCGAACCGGTAAAGCTCGACCGGCTGGCCATCATGTGCGGAAGCTTCAGAAATCGCGTAGGTCATGATGGCAACACCGCTGTGGTTAGATTCAGAATGGCGGCCTCATCCGTCTCCCAGTGGAGCTCGACACGATCCGCATCCAGCCGCGACAAATTCAGCCAGTGCACGGAAATGATGTTGGCGCGAGGAATATCGACGCCAAGCGGCGTATCGAGTGAGACTGACTCCTCTGTCGCGGAAACGACAGTGATGCTAGTCACACGGCGTAGAAAATTGCCTTGCGTGGTGCGGATGAGCACATCGCGGCGCAGAGGATCCGGCCAGAAGCGGGACATGCCGGCCGCAGCGACGTATAGACCCGCATCGGACATGTTGATGTCGCGCGTGATGGTGAGATCGTCCGACCAGGTGGGCATCCAGCAGGGATGCATTCGTCCGGCGCGGGCGGCCAGCCATGACCTCGCCGCTTTGATGCGAGCGCGGCTTTCCAGCAGGAAGCCCATGCGCCGGACGGGATGCGCACGTCCAGTGATGTCATCCACGGCGACCAGACCGGTCGTGTAGTCCAGCACATTGGCCGGTCGTCCTATCTCGTCGCCATACGCCTGCGCCCAGTCGGGACGCCACAGGAACAATGGGACTCCTTGATACGTCTGGCCATCTGGCTCGGCGGCCGTCAGGCTCGTATAGGCGGCATCCACGAAGCGCACGCGTGCGGACATTATGCGATTCGTCACCCGGTCGAGCTTCGCCGCACCGTCCAGACGCATCACCGCGCCAGGATAGACGCGCGTCCCGGCCGGCCATGAATTGCCAAGCGGGCGTTTCAGCGTCAAGACATTGCCTGCGATCGAGAGAATCTCCGCGGCCGTGGCCTTCGTGTCGCCGGCCAACAGCACAATCAGACCGTTCGCATGGTAATCGTGGGTGGAGATGTCACCAGACAGATTCAGTGTGTCCGCCCCGGCCAAGATCGGCGAGGCGAGAATGCTTCTATCCGTCCATACCGGCACGCAGAAACTGCGACCACCCCAGCCGTAAATCAATGCCTCCAGCGCCTGCGCGCTGACGCCATCGGCAAGAATCGAGAACTCGAAAGACCTGCGCGGATGCGCGCGCAAGCGGACGCGCTGTTCCGTGCCATCCCAGGCGATGAGCACATCACTGGCCCACTCGAGCACTTCCAGCACGCCGGACGACCAGTCCGGGCGAATCGAAAAGACGATGATGCGCGTTCCGACCACCACCAGCGTGAGCGTTTCACCGCTGGAGAAACCGAACACGTAATGCGCGTCGATTGTAGGCGGGCCTGACGTTGTTATGGCTAGAGTGAAATTCTTCTCCTCCAGCGCGACGAACGTCGAAGGCGCGGAGATACCGCCAAGAATCAGCCCGTCATCACCGGTTGCGCTCAGGCTGGTCAGGCTTTTGCTGGCGAACCAGGCATTCCAGATTGAGAAGGTCGTAATCGACGCGCCGATCATGTTACCCGCATCGAAATAGCGCGTCGGCAGCAGGTGGAAGCGCCCATACCAGTCATCGCGGAATGTTTTGTCATTGACGCCAGACCTGGCGGACGCGGGCAGCAGTGAAATCTGGACAAAGCCGCGCGCGCCCGCCTCCGTCACGATGCCGACATCCACCGGCGTCCCGAGCCAGGGCCGATTGGCGAGCACGTTGGCGGAGACGCGCGCATTGCCGCCTGGTAAAGATACCGGCAAGTCGTCTTGCCCTATCAGCGTGGCCATGTCCTATACCAGATACGCGATGCCGTAATCTGCCCCGCTTACACGGTCAAGCAGCAAGAAGCACCGCCAGTTATCCGGCCCCAGCGTCAGCAGATCGCCATTGCCAATGGCATCCATATGCACCAGCCGGATAGAGGGAAGAAATCCGATGATGGCCGGCGTGGTATCGTCGATGGGCGAGTTGATGCGCAATCGCGCCGGGAACAGCGGCGCGAGACTATTGAAGGCATTGGTGACCGGATCAATGCCGAACAAACGGACATCCCGTCCGCCGCCCGACCCGTGCCAGCCGCCAGCGCCATTGAAATCGGCGCGGAGCGCGATTCCTCCTTGAAAGTAACCGCTCATCAGAGCGGCCCCGATATGCTGATCCGTGCCGAAAAAAGCACCTCCATTCCAGACGCCGACCTTCTGCACGTCGCAGACGACGAAGTGGGTGTTGGCCTGATTGGGCGAGACGAAACACCCGGCCAGAAATCGCGGAGATGCTTGGGCGAAGAGGTGATATGCGCAGGGGAACAGGCTGTTGCCGCCTGTCTGTGCGGAACAGTAAAGCGGAGAGGGAAACGCGCCCGGTTGGGCATCCCACGCGGCCCCCGCCGAGAATCCGGTCGACCCGGAAAGGCCCAGCGCGGTGTACCAGTTGCTGCCTGCGTTGTCTGGGTCGCTGCGGAAATGGGCGTAGATGCCATCAGCATTGATCGACAGCGCCATGCCAAGTCCGTCGCTCGTCCATCGATCCACCGACCAGCCTTGATTGACGGCGAAGGCGCGGATGGCGTCGAGCAGCTGATTGGGCGTGGCGGCGGCGCCTGTTGCGTAGGGCATGATGAGTCACTCCAGCTTGAGGGCGGTGTAGTTGGTGATGCCGGTTTGCGCTGCGTCCTGCAGAACCAGCCAGGCGGCGCTTCCTGCGGTGACCGTGTTCTCCGTCGCATTGGCGTAGCCCGACACATGGGCCAGCCCGTCGATTTCGCCAAGCACGTCACCACCATCACTTACAACGATTCGTGTCAATGGATACACATTGCCGGGACTGGGCATTAAAGCCACGCCGACCGGCCATAATGTGGCGCTTTCACTCCATGCGCCGCCGGGGGAACGGATAACCGGAGAGAAATTGCTGCTGACGCCTGACCAGCGCACGTCCGAGCCGCTGCCCATGATCAACAGCGGATAGGGGTATTGGCCCGGCGTCGCATACGGCAGGA